TTTACAACTAAAGAAAAAACAGAAGAAGAAATAAAAGCAGGATTTTCTATGCCTGCAATACCACAAAAAGCAAAGAGCGTAGGTAAAGGTGCTCTTGGTGGTTTGGCAGGGATGGCTGCATTAAATATGATGTTTGGATCTAATGAAGCAAATGCTGGTGAAGTTAATGCAACACCACAACAACCAGCAGACTTTGATCTACTAGATTCAACTAAAGCAGTAAAAGTAGTAGGCAATTCAAAGGTGACTGGTGGAGCACTTAGAGCCGCCGGAGATGTACTAACAAGCAAACCGGTTCGATCTGTGGCAAATAAAGCGGTGCGCGGAGGTATCGATGTAGCTGGTCGAGTAGCTTTAGCGGCGTCAGATGGTAAAGGTGTAGGAGCCAAGCTATTACAGAAAACAAAAATTGCAGATAAAGTACTTGATGTAGCAACTAGCCCAGGTGGCAAGAATATAGGAGCTACCATTGCAAAAGTTGTGGCTAAAAAAGGACCAGGTCTTGTTGCTAGAGCAGTTCCAATGTTAGGAAGTATTGTTGGTGGTGTATTGGGTATGAAAAAACTTATAGAAGGTGATATGGTAGGTGCAGGACTAGCCGCTACTGCAATTGTTCCGTTTGGCGGTACTGTGACTACTTTGGGTGTTGCTGGTTATGAAATTGCAAGAGAAGCGTATAATGAAATTCATGGAGAATATCCAGAAGGTGATCCTAAAGTAAAAGAAAGAATGCCAGAACTTCTTGAAGAAGCATCTAAACAAGTTTCAGAGTTTGTAGAAACCGAAATAAAAGCAAGAGCAACACAGAAAAAAGATTTAAGCTCCGCAGAAGATAGTGGTCTGTTTGATAAAGACATAATTGGTAATAGTGAAGTGAATGCTGATATGGTTGGTGATGCGACTACAGGACAACTACAAGCGATTATTAAAGATGACGATATCAGCGATGAGAATAAAGCACTCATAACATCAGAACTTGAAAGCAGAAGTAATGTAACACCTCTTACCACACAACCTATGGTTGATTCTGTTCCACTACAACAAAACACAGAAGAAGTAGAAGAACTACAACAACAGTCAGCAGAGCCTATAGTTATTAATCAGCAAAGTGGTAATAGTGGTGCAACACCGCCAGCACCAGATGTTCATGTAGCAGTAAGTTTAGGAGATCCTTTTTCTCCTGATAGTCCTGGTTCTGCTAGATTTATTTCAAGAGACTAATTTTCTTTCTATATAAGAATCTATTTGAGCATTGATATGCTCTGTTCTTCTTTCTAAATGATTCAATTCAGCAAAGTCGCTCCACTTAACAGTAGGATCGATAAAGAACTTATCATACATAAACGGATCAATACCATTTTTAAGTTTGGCTTGACTCCATTCTTCAACAGCAAATTTAGTAACATCATACAAACTTAGATTTGGATTTTTCCATTTTAAATAATACTCATAATTATCCACATACTCATAAAGATTTTTAAAGTATGGATTGAAACTTTTACTCCAATCTATATCACACTCTTCTGGGAAAGTAGTCCTTTCATATCCAAATTTTGCCCAATCTTTATCCATGGCAGAGTTGTGATTTAATGAAGTACCATTTTTATCTAAGTCTTTGATCATTAATATATTTAAATGGAAACTATTTTGTTGCCAATACTTTTCTAACCAGTCTTTTGTTTCTCTAAGTGTATCTAACGTTTCGTGTGGTAAGCCAGCAATCAAAGATATGTGTCCTTTATAAAAGCCAGCATTCTTTCTGAAATAAGAATCTACTGCTAATAGACCATCTTGTATTCTGCCACTATTCATTCCTTTACCAATTGATTTCGCTGAAGGCAAGTGCATAGACTCAACACCATAAAAATGAGAAGTGATCCCCATATCTATCAAGTTATCCCAATCTTGTATTCTGGATACCATCAAGTCTGCTCTAATATAAGCAGTCATCTTAGGTTTGAATGGAAGTCTTCTACAGGCAGCCGCGTACTTAGCAATCTTATCACTTGAATCATTAAATGTTTCATCTAGAACCATGTAGTGGGTAGTTCCCCATTTGTCATAGTTTCTTAACATCTCATCATAAAAATATTGTTCTGAAGTTGTGTGGTCATCTTTCACACCAAGAATAGGAAAACTACAGAAAGAACATTTGAACTTACATCCTCTCGCCATTTCTAATAATAGTATCTCTCTTTCATGAATGAAATCTCGTTCTTCATACTGAACAGAAAGGTCTTCTTTAGGAAATGCCTTGTAGTTCGTGTATGCATTTATAAGATTTCCTTCGTGTATCGGCTCTGGTCCGCCTCTGAAATGGTCTATAAGAGCCAATATAGCATACTCACCATACCCATATACATACCAATCACAGGGTAGTTCTTTCATTGTTTGATTCTGACTACCGATAACTTGTTTGATGTGTGGATATTTTTCTTTGAGCCAATGAACGAACTCAACCAATTCTGGTGTACTAATCATAAACGTAGAACTAAAGCCAAAGAAAAGAGTTTCGCTATCAACTTTCTTTGTTGTGAATTCTTTTAATTGATCTAAAGACCATCGATGAATATAATCAACAACCTCAATATCATAATCATGTTTACGTAGAAAGGTAGCAATCTTATGTGCGCCAGATGATCTACGAATGCTTACCATACTGGCGTCCATTCCCATATCTTCTAACAAGCCACCAAATATTATTCCGTGCATAATAACCCTAAAGAAAAAAAAGGGGAGCGCAAGGCTCCCCTCTAAACACTTGACAGAACTATTTAGTCCTCATCAGCCAACTTCGAAAAGTAGGATAATGCATCATCATCAGTAGATGCTGATTCCACAGTTGTGGCAGGATCGGGTGTTTTGTTGTTGTTTACGAACAGATCATCTTCAACATCACCAGTTTGGGCAGCCACACTTGCCGCTGGAGCAGGGACAGCTTTACCACCAAGCACTTGTTGCAATTTAGTTTGCAATGCTTCGTATGATTTGAAGTTTTTAGGATCAGTAATCTCAGCAAGAGAATACTGCTTTGCCCAGATAGCTTCGATACCTTCATCGTTATCTGCTACTGGAACTGGAGATGCTTCAAACTCAGACTTGTCATAGTTTCGGTAACCCTCAACTTGACGAATCTTCAATTTAAAGTTTACTCCTTCCCAGAAGTCAAATGGGTTAAGAGGAGTCTCATCTTCAAACTCTGGTTTCATTGCTTCGGAAATCTTATCAAAGATTTTCTTACCGAACTTATAAAGGAATACTTGTCCTTCATTCGCAGGGTTACCGGGGTCTTTTACAACCACAATGTTTGCATAGTAAGCCAGTCTACGTTTCTGTTTACGTGCAGTTTCTTTGTCAGCGTCTACGCCACTGTTCCAAAGTTCAGTATTTAACTCAGACACTGGATCTTGTTGACCAAGAGTAGTCAGAGAGTTTTCGATGTACCACTTGCCAGTTGGTCCTTGGAAGCCGTGATTCCAAATTCTTGCCCAAGGAAAATCTTCTCCTTTTGGTGCAGGCAAAAATCGGATAACAGCATAACCATTACCAGCTTGATCGACAGTGGGTTTCCATTCACGACCATCATCACGGGATTGTGTTGTGGTAGTAGTGGACATTTTTTCAACTTCTTTCATCAAAGAGTTGAAGTTACCGCGGGAATTGCGGAGGTCAGAAAGTGAATTAAAAGACATATATTTCTCCTGTTTACGTTATGTACTTGATTTGCGATGTATTTTGTGTGTATGGTAACATAGTTCATCATAAACTTCATCATCATACGATCCATCATCATATAATAAGTGCTTGTATTTGTCGAGTTTGGTTTTACCCTCGCTCTCTACTCTACGAACACGCTTTTCTTCGTCACCACACTGGGATGTGCGATTACGTTTCTTGCCCATCTTACAGTATACTCCTATTTATACTACTTTTAAGGACTGTGCCACAGACTTCATTTTGTCTGTAACCTTAACGAACGGTCGATACTTTTTGACTATCAATGATAAGTCACTGATAAAAACATCATCCGTTTCGCTATCTACGAAATTGAAAATCTTATCTAATACTACAAGAGTTTCAATTGTGATCATTTTAGCAAAATATAATCTAAAAGTCAAGGGGTGTTTAGAACTTTTTTCATAAAAAGGATTGTTTATGTTATTCTTTTCCATTTCCAATAACAAGGCATCAACGTCTTGTGTAAAAGTATATTCCCGCTTTGATTTTCTAATAGACCACTGCTTGTATATTCTATTGGCTTCAACATCAAACAACCCACCCCATTTTTCACCACTAACAAAGTTGGCTACTAAGAAGTCTATGATCTCACTTCTACTATAGTCTCTGGCTAACTTTCTTATAACAGTTAGGTCTTTACGTTTGAGAAATGTTTCTTGCTTTACTTTGACTGCACCTTTAGTCTTTGTAATGTCGTAATCTTTCTTTGTGAAATGTAACTTCAGTGCAAGGTAAAGTTTATATACTTCAAAGGGTTCTACCATATTAAATAGGTAACTTAAATGTCTTGTTACCACCTTTTAGTAAGTTTAAATCTTCTGCTTCTGCTTTAATTTTTTCTTTCAGTGAAGGAGATAATAGTTTCTTTACACTCTCCACATCAATGTCTTTAGCACCACAATAATCAACAATAGCATCAATAAAGCTACCCGAGTTGTGTGCCAGTCGCTCAATGTGCTGTGAAAACTCATTTGAGGACTTGAACTCTTTTGTTATCAGATATGGATCTGACATGGAAAGGCTATTTACATCTACTACTTTAGGCATTGCGTTTATCTATCTCCTGTAATTTATTTTTAACTTCAAAATATTTCTTTGCTTCATTAAACTCTTCTTTCCAAAATTTAATGTAGTCAATAACATTATAGTTTGATTTCATAAAAGGTTTTTCACATATGGTATCTTGTGCTTCTCCTTTTCTATCAAACTCATATACTACAGGGTGCTCAAATGCATCTGCAATTTCTTTTATGGAGTAAGGATCACCTTTACCAAAATGTGTTTGTTTTGGTTTTTTCTCCATCATTAATAAATTTAACATACCATCTACTACATCGTATACATGAGTAAAATCTCTAGTCTTCTTTCCTGTACCAAAAATTCGTAGTGGGTTTCCTGTTTGTACAGCAGTTTTAAATGATCGTATTACCGTACTATGTTCACCATAATTTGCTTCTCTTGGTCCATACACATTATAAAAATACATTATATGTGAAGTAACTCCATAAAGTTCTTGATACATATTAAGAATATCTTCACTCACTGCTTTAGAAAGTGTGTAAGGATTAGATGTTCTATCAGTGTATATTGTACTAGAACTTGAGGCAAAATACAAGGGGCAATTGAATTTTCTTGCCATTTCAGCAACATGAATAGTAGGATCAATACCATTGCGTAATGCAAGAAGTGGCTTTTTGTTTGCAAGACGAATTCTTGGAGTATTTGCTAGATGAATTATTCCATCACATTTACCTTTGATATTCACACTACAAACTTCTTGTGTTATATACTGGACATTATCATCTTTAATTTTAAATTTTCCTGCTCGTTGATCGTCAACGACAATGACATTGTTACCAGTGACCACCAAGGCTTCTACCAAATGTGATCCTATAAATCCGCAGCCACCAGTAACTATAAAGTTCATTTAATATCCACTATAAAATATATGATTATCTACATAAGCAACTCTTTGTAGACTACTTGCCCAATATGGGTTGACATAGTTTGCATGGTAGTGTGTTGAACCATGTGTATTGTCTTTATGTAATCCCATAAGTACTTCTTCAGCTATTACATAGATTTTATTGTACACATTAATCTCACGAACCTTATCACTCTTACCGTCACAATACCAACTAAATTGGCAAGCATTTCTAATAGGTACTTCTTTGTTTCTTTCTTCTTTCCACCAACTACTCATTTTAGCCTGGTAAACAACTCCACATATTGTACTAGGAAATCTTGAATCTTCTGCACGATTCATTGTAACATTTGCAACTGCGATTTGTCCATCTACTGACTCATTTCTCGCTTCATGATATATGTTCAATGCCATGCAATGAATTTCTTTTGTATCAATTTGTGGAACTACAACCTCAATCTTAACTGGGTTTACAGTATCGTATACCCGTACTTCTTCTACTTGAGTCTCATTCACATAAAACAATGTGACTAATATAGGGCTAAGTGTTAGCAAAGTCGATTTTAGCATATAGTTTATCCTTTCTTGCTATAAAAGTGGGACCGTTGGATTACAAGGTGGATCCCATACCCCGACTAGCTTATGCGGCTAGTGCAAATACCTCATCGTTGGCATTTATGGTTTTTGTTGCGTTCACGGTAGCTTCCGCACCGATTCTCCACGTACCTTCAGTTGCCTGTCGAACCTAACTCGCCCCCATCATAAGAACACTCGTCAAAATGTGCTTATGGTGGAGGCGGCGGGAGTTGCACCCGCGTCCAAACTTCCTAATATACGCTTCATCAAATCCTGTAGTATTATTTAGCACTTTTAAATTAGTCAATCTCACCAGCTTCAAACATTCTCTTACTTTCTAGTAGGTAATCAACATAGTTATCACGCTTTTCAATAAAAATTGATGGTTGTTCGTCATCTACTGACATCAATATTACAGTTCTGTTGATAGGAATACCAGTCAACTCTTCATACATGATTGCATATGCGGCACACTGTGCAAAGTAACTTGAAATCTGTTTATGTGTTTTTACCCTGCGAGATGTTTTGAAGTCTATAATAGACAACTTACCATCAAATTCTGCAATACAATCGCACTGACCCGCAATGCCAAGATGCTTACTAAACATGAATGGTTCTACATGATGGATGTTATCGATACGCTCTACAACAGGTCTAAACGTGTTCCAAGTCTCTTGTTCGACTAGGGTCAGTTCTGGTAGAGGTTCATTGTTGATATAGTCTTCACATATCTTGTGAATTTTGGTACCACGTGTGGATGCTTTCTTGCTTATCTTGTCTGCTTGCTCAGACCCAACACGCTGTCTCCATTCGTACAAGCCTTTCTTGCCACGACATGAAAGGACAGTAGTGATAGACGGGAATCTATCACCACTATCGGTACAATACATACGCTTTCCATCAATATTCTTTCTGGAAAGTTTAGGAAGTTCTGGTAAATCTAAGTGATTAAATATTTTCATAAGACTATTATAGCAAAACAATAGCCAAATGTCAACCTTTTTTACGCTTTTTACGTAATATTTAAAGTCAACAAAATCAATAACTTAGCTACCATGTACATCCTCATAGCGCATTCTAGCCATTATATACTCACGGACAAACTTGCTCCTTACAATATCATCCGCAGTAAATTCGATTATTTTAAAAGATTTCATATCTTCAGCAATTACCATAAATTTCTGTAATCCAGACATATCACCTCTATGCTTGTATAGGTCTGATTGTCTAAAATCACCACACAAAACTATTTTACTATTTTCTCCCAGCCTTGTCAAGACTGAATTTAGCTCCATATCGTTCATGTTCTGGCATTCATCTACAATTACAATAGAATCATCCAATGTTATTCCTCTGACAAACGAGGTAATCATCCATTCTACGGCTTTAGTATCGATAAGTCGTTTCCATGCACCTTTCTTCTGTGGAATAAGTTTTTCGCACATATCTATGTATGGTTGCATATAAACAGCAGATTTCTCATCTTGATCGCCGGGCAAGTGACCGATATCACGGCTAGCAACTGCCGAGCGAATAATAACTACTTTTTCGTATTGTGTGGATGGATCTAGAACTTCCTCTAATGCCTTGTAGAGGGCTATGAAGGTTTTTCCTGTACCGGCTGAACCATGAAGTAACATGGCTTGGGCACCTTGGGAGTATTGTGAGAAGAATTGACCTTGAGTTTCTGTCATTGCTCCTATTGTTTTTAGGTCATCAATCTTAATTTTACATTGATTATTTTTTTGGGGTTGGCGAACTTCATCTTCGTACTGTGATATAACTTGAAGATTAGATTTTCGTCTGGGCATATGTTGTAATCCTACTAGGTTAATGAATAAGTCAGTGTGATTGTAGTGATGATATAGGAATTACTTCGATTGAATTAACAATTTTAAATATCGCCTCCTTTGCTTTTGTTGAAATGATTTTGTTGTCCAAACAAACATTCATTCGGACCATAACAAATACAGGATCCATATTCTTTAGATCCTTTCTTGCGTATTTTTTTGTGGAATCTTGATCTTCGCAGATATTAACACAGAAGAGAACCAATTCTATTTGATCCTCTGTGTATAAGTTGATTCTATAGCCAGATGGTTCATATTCTGGCAATCTAGTTATCTTTGGAAACTGAATAACATTGCTCATAATTTTATTTAGCTTTTTCTGGTTTTAACAACTTTGTTAGTTCTTCTGCATACTTGTCATGTGAGTATTTATTAGGATGACGACCTGGAGAATGTGTTTTTTCTCTTAATTTAATACCTTTTTTAGTTAATGCGTGAAAATCTTTATGGTCTACATTAGGATTCAAACTTTCTGCATACCATAAAAATGAAGAATTTTGTATTTTTCCTGGTACTAACAAAGACATTCCATTCATTTCTCTAGCAATAAGATCAATGATTTTTCTGAATTGCCAGTCATCTTTTATCTTTTTCTGCACTTTAAGAACATCTGGGTTATAGGGTCTATAGTCTGCCATTAGATTCCAAGTAGGATGTTCAAAGCTGGGTATGAAATAAAGTGGTGCACCAACAGACTTACACATAAGCATTATTTGTTGCATCAAAAGAAAATAATTATATAACATCTTATAGTCATTATAATGTTCTAAAATTTCTGGTGTATCTTCAGCCCATGCGTGTAACTGTTTTGATAATGGTTTACCATCTAAAGGATCGAAATACATCACTCGGGTCAACAAAGTAATACAAAAGAATACTGCATGATTTCTCTGTATTCTTCCTTTCATTATATCTTCAAGTAGAATCCAAGCACTGTGTTCATTTGATAATCCATACCTAGCATTATTAATATGATCTACTCCTAAATTATTACATACAGTAGCAACCCAAGATTCTTTTTTGTCGGCTCTGATTACCCTATCTAATTCTGGACCTTCAAGATCAGAAACAATTCTATGCTTTTTATCCAAGGTTGCTGGATGTGTTATTTCGTGACCAGCTGGCATAGAACACCCATAAGCATGGACAGTCTCTATGTCTACAACTCTAGTTTTCATATGTAACATTTCAGCCATTAAATTAATTTCCTCTTAGATAAATTCCAAACTTGTTTTCTATTATGTTCTAGTATTCCTTCCATATCATTTAACAAGAACAATAATTCGTCCCAATCTTTTTTTAATATATCGTTTGCTATGTCCATTACCATAGCAAATCTTTTACCATGATCTAATTCTTCATCATAAGACTCATCCCAATAATTACCAAAAGTCTGAAATCCTAATCGTCTAACTTTGTCTAATGTTTTTGCTGGAGCTAAAAGAACAAAAGGTCTTTTCATTAACATAGGCTTTAAAGTTTTTTCTGACCAAAATCTAGTACCAGTATCCCATAAAGTTTCTGGAACAACTGTAAGAAACGAGTCTCTAGAAAGAGAAATAGTTTTAACTTGTTCGTGTCCTGCTATATCACTAATATTACCTACATCCCAAGTTAAATCTGATTCTAAAAACTTCTTATAGTTATGCTGAATAAGAGTTTTATATTTTTCTGGTAAAGTCTTATATGTAGGCAATGGAGGATTTAAAACTTTATCAGTATTCGTAAAAGATATCATTCTCTCTAGTTCTTGAAATCTATGTTTTTCATAATAAGTTAGTTTGACATCTTCTTTATCTACCAAACAAATGGCTGCCAACGCTCTATGTACATCGGGCTTTTTACTACAACAACACAGTTTGTA